GCCCCCTTTTTATGCGTGCAAAAATAGAGAGCTTATGATTTACATAGAATTTGCTTTAATAAAAGGCTTTTGCATAGGCTTCACAATAGACGAAATTGATGAGGTTTTAGAGATGCGCTTTTTTATAGGGCTTTTGTATATCGGAATAATATTTGAAAATGAGTAAAGGCAGACCACCCAAACCAACCGCATTAAAAAGGATGGCAGGAACAGACCAACCTTGCAGAATTAACCCTAATGAAATGGAAGTAAGTTTATTGGCGAACATACCAACATCGCCTATGCCTTTAAGTGAATATGGGCAGCGTGAATATGAGATAGTTTGCACAGAACTACACAGCAAAAGAATGCTTCACTTAGTAGATTTGTCTTTAGTTACAGCTTACGCTAATGAAATGGGTTTATACGTTGAGATGGAACAGAAACTAAAAACTATAGGGCGTATAGATGAGTTTTTTAATGAGGATGGCGCACTAACTAAAAGACAGCCAAAGCCTGAGCAAAGAATAGCAAATGATGCCTTAGCCAAAGCTTTAAAAATAGCTTGTCAATTTGGATTGACACCAAGCGCAAGGACTAGAATAAATGCCCCTGAGATTGTAGATAATACTTTCAAACTTTAAAACTAGATTATGAAAATTACAAACGAATGCAACATGGAGCTTATGGCTCGCTATGAAGATAATCATTTTGATTTGGCTATTGTTGACCCTCCTTATGGTATTGGTAATTTTAATCATCAAGACTATTATGAAAAGCCGAAATGGGTATATGATTGGAATGATAAAACGCCAACAAAAAAATATTTTGATGAACTTAAAAGAGTCTCAAAAGAGCGAATAATATGGGGTGCTAATTATTATAATTGTTTTAATGATAAAGGTGGTGCAATAGTTTGGTTTAAAGACGTAAAGCATCCAAATATGAGTAAATGTGAAATCGCAAGTTATAGCAGATTAAAAAAAATTGAATTTTTTAGGTACGATTGGAGTAATACAGATAGATACAATGAACTTAATAAAAAGGATTTTGATATTCATCCTTGTCAAAAACCAGTATCATTATACGAATGGCTTTTAATGAACTTTGCTAAAAAAGGAGATAAGATATTGGATACACATTTAGGAAGTGGAAGTATTGCAATAGCTTGTTATAATCTAGGATTTAATTTAACTGCTTGTGAATTAGATAAAGAATATTTTGAAGCATCTATAAAAAGACTTAAACAACATAAAGCTCAACTAAGATTGATATGAGTAAATATTATTTTGATGAGGAAACAGCTAACAAGGCTGTTAAGTTTATAGAAACGCATCTAACACATACAAAAGGCGAGCTTGCAAAAAAACCCTTTATCCTCCAGGAATATCAAAAGGAACAAATTATAAAACCCTTATTTGGTTGGAAAAATAAAGAGGATGATAGCCGTAAATATAGAACAGCTTTTATATTTCTCCCTAGAAAAAATGGTAAGAGTACACTAGCAGCTGCAATCATTTTAACATTGTTGTATTTAGATAATGAGTATGGAGCAGAATATTACAGCGCAGCTAATGACAAAGAACAAGCAAAAATTGTTTATAGTGTAGTCGCTGACATGGTGCGTAATAATCCAAAGCTAGAGCAATATGTAGAAATATTTAAAAACTCTATTGTTTACAATGCGCAAGGCTCTTTTTATAAAGCTATAAGTAGAGAAACAAGCACAAAGCATGGCTTTAATACTAGCGCTTTCATATACGATGAGTTGCATGGAATGCGAGATGATGGAACGGAAAACCTATGGCAAGTACTAGAAACAAGCACAGGCGCAAGGAAAAGCCCTTTATCTATTGCCATAACTACCGCAGGTTTTGACCGCTTTAGCGCTTGCTTTAGAATGTATAAATATGCCTGCGATGTTAGAGATGGAATATTAGAGGATGAGCAATTTTTACCAGTTATATTTGAGGCTGAAAATGATGACGATATAAGCGACCCTAAAACATGGGAAAAGGCTAATCCTGGCTTAGATGTTTCATTAAAGCGTTCCTATATGGAAAGGGAAGTGAGAAAAGCCTTAGCCCAGCCGAGCTATACTAATCTGTTTAAACGCCTCCATCTAAACTTATGGACTGATAGCCAAACTGCTTGGATTAATGATTTAGATATAGTGGCTTGTGATGGTACTATAAGCGATGAGGTTTTAATAAATGCGCCTTGTTATGGTGGTTTAGATTTGGCAAGCGTTAGGGATTTAACAAGTTTAGCGCTAGCTTGGAGAATAGGCGAAAAGATAATTGTTAAACACTGGACTTTTATACCAGAGGATAAATACGAGGGTAGAACAGGCGGCAAAGATGGTATTAACTACCAACAATTTGCTGATTATTTAGAGATAACTCCAGGAAATGTAACAGATTATAATTTTGTAAAAGCTAAAATATTTGAGGTTTGTGAAAAATATAATGTTCAAAGCATTGCTTTCGATAGGTGGAATAGTAGCCAGTTAGTTATTGAATGTATAGAGGAGGGTTTAAAAATGAGTGCCTTTGGTATGGGTTACAAATCCCTTAGCCCTGCGGCTAAAGAGGTAGAAGCTAAAGTAATGACAGGAGATTTTATATATTTTAATGACCCTGTGATTAGATGGCAGTTTGGAAATGTACAACTAGAAACAGACCCAGCAGGAAACATTAAGCCAAACAAAGCAAAAAGCGCTGATAAAATAGATACTATTATGGCTATTTGTATGGCTGTAGGTGAAGAGATGTACACAGAAGCGCCTGTTGTAAGCAAATACAAACGTGATAATAAAGGTTTTTTCACTATTTAGGACTATTGATTTATACGTAAAATTATTGTAAATTGCAAAAAATATTTTTTTAATGGGATTTTTTGACTTATTCAGAGGTAACAAGCCACAACCTGAAAAGCGTAATTTTTTAGATTATGCTATTGGCGGCTTGACTGGAAAAAATGTAATTGTAAACCCACAAACTAGCTTAACATTTAGCGCAGTTTATGCGGCAGTAAGGGTAATAAGTGAAACTATAAGCCAATTACCTTTTAACTATTATATAAAAACAGATAGAGGAAGAGAACAATACACAGAAAACCCTTTATATTTATTAGCAGGTAGCGAGCCAAACCCAATACAAACTAAATATATATTTTTTGAAACTCTTATAAATACTCTTCTGTTATATGGTAATGCTTTTGCACATATACGCCGAAATCAAAGAGGACTGCCAATAGGTTTATATTTAATCCATCCTGATGAGGTAAAAGTACATTTAAAAGATGGGAATTTAATATATGAAGTTAAGGAGCAAGGTAATTACGATGCTTCTGATATTATACATATTCCTGATATGGCTTTAGATGGCATTTTAGGGCAAAGTAGAATAAGTGCGGCAAGAGACAATATTGCTCTAGGGATAGCAGCACAGACTTATGGTAAAAATTTCTTTGAGTCAGGCGGCAAAATTTCAGGCGTGTTGACTCATCCTGGCCAGTTAGGCGCTGAAGCAATGCAAAGCCTTAGCCAACAATGGCATAAAACATATCATAGCGGCTACGGAGGTTCATTTAAAACAGCAGTTTTAGAGGAGGGTATGACTTATAAGCCAATTCAATTAAGACCTGATGAGGCGCAGTTTTTAGCAACTCGCAAATTTTCTATTTTAGAAGTGGCTAGGATATTTAGAGTACCACCACATTTATTAGCTGATTTAGACAGAGCAACCTTTTCAAATATAGAGCATCAATCTATTGAATACTTAAATTTTTGTATAACTCCAATGCTTAAAAAGATAGAGCAGGAATTTAACAAAAAATTAATCTTTGAAAATGATAAGGGAGATACATATTTTGAATTTAATACAACTGCATTGTTACGAGGAGATAGTAAAGCTAGGGCTGAATATTACGCTAAATTGTTTAGTGTAGGTGCTATTAGTCCTAACGAGATACGCAGAAAGGAAAATATGAACGACAGCGCAGAGGGTAACAAATACTATGTGCCTATGAACATGATAGCAACAAACGAAAAACAAGGCGATGAGTAAAGATTTAGAAATAAGACAATTTGAATGCTCAGAGTTAAGAGCAGAAAAAACAGAAGCAGGAGATACTATTGTAAGAGGTTATGCTGCTGTATTTGACCAACTAAGCGAGGACTTAGGAGGGTTTAAAGAAAAGATAAATAATAGAGCGTTTGATAAGGTTTTAGATAATGATGTTGTTGCTTTATTAAACCACGATAATAACATAGTATTTGGTAGAACAAGCTCAGGAACTTTAAAGCTTTCAGTTGATGAGAGAGGGCTTGTTTCTCAAATAACTATGCCAAACACGCAAGCAGCAAAAGACACTATTGAACTCATGGAGAGAGGCGATATTTCAAAAATGAGTTTTGGGTTTTATGTTGATAAAGATAAATGGGAAGAAGATAGCACAGGTTTTGTTAGGGAAGTTAAGGAGGTTAAGAGACTTATAGACGTAAGTTTAGTAACCCGACCTGCATACCCTCAAACGAGTGCAGCAGTCCGCTCTTTAGACCATCATAGAGAAGTAAATAAGGACAATGTAAAAACTCGAAAAAGTAAATTAAAACTTTTAAAATTAAAAAAGTGAAAAAAACACTAAAGCAATTAAGAGAGGAGCGCCAAATTTCCTTAGACGAAATGACAGCGCTTATTAATGTAGCAGAAGCAGAAGACAGAAATTTAACAGAAGACGAGCAAAAGTCTTTTGATGCTACGGAGAAAAATGTGAACGATTTAGCTAATCGAATTGACCGCTTAGAGCGTTCTTTAGAATTAGCTAAAAATAACCCTGTTTCGTTTAATACTCAGGATGTAACAAAAACTGACAAAGACCTAAAACGCTTTTCATTCGGAGCAGTAGCCCAAGCGGCTTACACTGGTAAAATGGATGGAATTGTAAAGGAAATGGACACTGAGGCTCGTATGGAGGCTCCTGGTTCTATGTTTAGAGGTATAGCAGTACCTGCTTCGGTTTTACAATCTCGTACAGCGTTACCAGCAGCAGCAGCAGAAGCTAAAGGAACTGAGGTAGGTTCTTTTGTTGACCAATTACAAGCTAATTCTGTACTCGCAGCAGCAGGGGCAAACTTTTACACAGGTTTACAAGCTGATAGAAAATTTCCTATTGTTTCAGGAGTAACAGCAGCCTTTTTAGCTGAAAATGGCGGTTCTGGAGCTTCAGAAGCCGGTAATTTAACAAACATAACGCTAACGCCAAACAAGTGTATCTCAATGGTAGGAATGAGCGCAGAATTACTTGCGCAAAACCCAGCTGTTGAAGCAGCGTTACAGCGTAATTTAGCTGCGGCTATTATGGCACAATTTGAGCAGAACTTACTTGCAGCGGCTGACCAATCGGCTGGTGGTCCTGCTTCAATTTATGCAGCTGTAACAGCTGGAACAAGTGGAACAGCATCAATAACTATAGCTGATATTTTAGCTTGTGAGTCTTTAATTTTAGAGAATAATGTAAATGCGGCAGCAGCTCGTTTTGCTTATATCTTTAATGGTTCAGGTTTAGGAGCGGCTAAAGGTTTAGCAGGTGCTGATTATGTTGCTGGTTTTATGGATAATTTCCAAAAAACTATAAATAACACGCCTTATTATGTTACAAGTAATTTAGGTGCTGCGGCAAATGGTACAGCAGGAGCTGGTGATTATGTTATGTTTGGTGATTTTTCTGATATGCACTTAGGACAATTTGGAGGTATGAGCGTATTATTTGACCCTTACACAAATGCAGCTAAAGGCTTAGGTCGTTTAGTAGTTACTACTTTATTAGATGGTAAAGCAGCAAGAACTACGCAAACGTTCTCTAGATTTATAGACACTAACTCATAAGAGTTATTTATAATTAATTAAAGGGGCGGTATAAAGCCGCCCTTTTTTTAACCCTTTAAGAATGGCACAACAAGCAAAAGTTGATAAATACACAGGCACAGAATTAATTGATTTAACAGAAGCAAAAGCATATCTTAGGGTAGATACATCAACCGATGATACTTATATAAATGAGTTAATTAAAATAGCTAGATTGCAAGTGTTGCGAGATACAAATGCTGCTTCTGTTAGTTTAGGAATTACAGAGTATTTTTCTAAATGGCAAGATTGTTATTATTTGCAATACGCAGGTAAAGTTACTAACCCAGTATTAAAATATTATAATACCTCTAATGTATTAACAACACTAACTGAAAATACAGACTATAGAGTTATTAATTATATGGGAATGCCAAAAGTGGAAATGATTAACACTTTTACTCTATATGATAGAATTGATGCTATTTCTTTTGGTTATAATATTGCTCCTGATAATGATGATGTAGTTAGAAATTTAAAAATTGCAATGTATATGCTTATACAGCACTTTTACGATAATAGAAGCCCTGTAAGCTATTTAAAAGTAGATGAGATGCCTTTAGGTTATAGAAACATAGTTAATCAATATAAAAACTATATTTGGTAATGAACCCAGGCGAATTTAGACATACTACAACTATAAACTTTATTACAGAAAGTCAACAATCCGATTATGGAGATTTTGCAACAGCAGGCACAACATCCCTAAACAGATTTGCAAAGGTTAAATGGTTGCCAGGAAGTGAGCAAATAAATTCAGATGTAGTTGCTTTAATTAAAAATATTGAGTTTACCTATAGATATGAAAGTCTAACAGAGTTTTTAGATAGGATTGATACGATAACCTACGAAAATGATGTGTATTATATTAAAAATGTAATATTTAAAGGCTCAGGAAATAAGCAGCTAGTAGTTATAAAAGGACAAACAGCAGAAAGTTGATAACAGCATCAATAACAGGAGATAAGGAACTTGATAAAGTTTTAAAAGAACTAGGGCAGGAAGCTATTAAGGAAAGCCAAATAAAGCAAGGGCTTAGAAAACTAGCTAAGCCTTTTATTACTGATATAAGAAGTAATATAAACGATGTTACAAAAAACTTATCTAAATCAATTGGAATAATAAAAAAAGTTAGAAGTAAAAAAGGAAAGCCTTTTATTTTAGTCGGACCTAGATATTACGGAAATTTTAAAGGCTTTCACGCTCATTTAGTTGAAGCAGGTAAAACTTTTTATAATGTAGAATTTGACGACCAACGAAATATTGAAAGGGCTTATAATAAAAATAAAACTAAGGCACTAGCTGACTTAAATAAAGAAGTTTTAAAGCTATTAGATAAAAAACTTAAAAAGCTAAAAGCATGAGCGCAACAGAGGGCTTAAAAATAGGTAAAGTTATATTTAACTTACTTAGTAATAGTTCAAGTGTATTAGGAGTTACTGGAATGACAGCAGGAAAAATACAACCTGCGCCAATGAAAAACCCAAGAGCGCCTGAAATTGGCGTTTTATATGAGTTTGACGCAGTTAATCCAGTTAATCAAAAAAGATTAATAAGAGTAGAAACAGCGCCTTTATATATAGTCGATTTTACTTGTGAGTGCATAGCTTTAGATTATGGAACAAGTATAATTTTAGCTGATGCGGTAGGGCAAGTTTTACAAGAGGCGGTTAGTGGTACATATAACGGAATAAAAGTAGATGGGATAAATTTAACAAACGCTAGAGAGGACTATAACAAACAAAGACGATACTACAGCAAAAGCCTAAGCTTTCAAGCTAGAGTATTGATTTAAAGATTATTATTTATTAAATTGCAATTAAAATTAAAACAAAATGGCGACAGGATTAGTAAACGGAACTGACTTACTTTTAAAAGTAGGGACAACAGCTTCAAACGAGGTGATAGTAGCATATTCAACAAGCTGCTCACTAGAGATTTCAATGGATGAAATAGACCAAACGAATAAAGAAAGCGGAGGCTGGAAATCTATTATAGGTGGCTTACGTTCTTGGAGCGTTTCAGCAGAAGCTTTATACCAAAATGAAGCAGAAAGTAGTAAAAAAGCTTTTATAGACTTTTGGAACCATATAGGGGATGCAACGCTAGGTAGAACAGCAGTAACAGTTGAGTTAACAGTTGCAGGGGCAACATCAGGAGATAATAATGTATTTTATTCAGGTTCGGCTTATGTAACAAGTTTAAGCGTAAATGGTGGAACAGAAGACCAAGCTACTTTTAGCTTAACTTTAACAGGAAGCGGAACACTAGCGCAAACCGCCGTTTCTTAACATGAAAGCAAAACCAGTAATAATAGCGGGAAAAGATTTTCCTGTCAAATATGGCTTCGCTGCTCTTAGGGCTTTTAGTGATGCTACAGGTACAACTTTAGGCGAGTTAGGTAGCTTAGGCGAAAGCATGACCATTACACAAGCAATAGCTTTAGTATGGGCAGGGCTTAAAGATGGTGCAAGAGTTACAAAAATTGACTTTAATTTTTCTATTGATGATGTAGCAGATTTGTTAGATGAAGACGAGAAAGCAATGGAAAAAGTTTTAGCAGTTTTTGCTGAAAGTTTAGCAGGAAATAATAAAAAAAAACAAAGCAAGGTAAAAAAATAGGACACCCAAGAGCTGACTCTTCTACTTTTGACGACTTAGAAGCCACAGCTTACGGGTGGCTCAATTTGACACCTGAACAGCTTGACAATCTAACGCCTAGAGAGTACGAAAATAAGCTTACAGGCTTTGAACAACTAGAGGAAAAAAGAGAACAGGCGCAATGGGAACAATTTAGGCTTTTAGCTAGTACATTACTCATGCCGCACACTAAAAAAGGCAAAGGAATAAAACCAAAAAAACTTTGGGTTTTTCCATGGGATAAAAAAGAAAACCAGCCAAGCGATAAAATGAGTAAGGAGCGGCTAGAATACATTACAAATAGAAGTAAGCTTTTAAAAGATGGGTAAAAATGTAAATATAAAGCTAGGCGCAAATATTACTGATTTTCAAAGTAAAATGCGCAAAGCACAAAAAAGCTTTAAGCGTACTGCTGGTAATTTAAAAAAGATAGGTAAAAGTATGAGCATGAGCCTTACTTTACCTTTAACAGCCTTTGCAGCCGCTTCAGTTAAAGCTTTTGACACCCAAGCCAAAGCAGAAGCTAAACTTTCAACAGCCCTAAAGGGTAACAAAACAGCATTTAAGGAATTAACAGCTCAAGCTAGAGAACTGCAAAAAGTTACCATCTTTGGAGATGAAGAAACCATTGCGGCTCAATCAATGCTTGCTTCTATGGGACTAGAGGAGGAAGCTATTAAACGCTTAACTCCTTTGATACAAGACATGGCTACCGCTAAAGGTATGAACCTAAGCGCTGCTGCTGATTTAGTTGCTAAGTCGGTAGGAAGTAGCACAAATGCTCTTAGTAGGTATGGAATACAGATAGAGGGCGAAGTAGGTAGTACAGAGCGTTTAAATAGTGCTGTAGAAGCTTTAAGCGGACAATTTAAAGGACAAGCTAAAGCAGCAGCTAAAGCTGGCGCAGGAGGCTTAAAACAGCTTCAAAATAGATTTGGCGATTTAATGGAGCAAGTCGGTGCAATGCTTTTACCAGTTTTAAACTCTTTAATTGACTGGGTTGATAAGGCAATAGTTGTATGGAATAATTTAGATAGCGGCTTAAAAGTTGCTATTGTTACTTTTGCAGGTATTTTAGCGGCGCTCGGTCCGATAGTAACTTTATTTGGAACGCTAGGCACAGCTATTGCTTTTATAGTTAGCCCTGTAGGTTTAGTGATTGCAGGAATAGCAGCACTAAGCGCAGCTATTATATTTTTACATGATAACTGGGCAGCTGTAGTAGAGCGAATTTCTGATGTAGGATGGTGGCAAAATGCTCTTATAGATATGATTAATTTATTTATTGAGCTAAATCCTTTCAATTTAATGATTGAGGGTTTTAATAAAGTTTTATCTTTTTTTGGAAAGGCGGAGCTACCTAATCCCTTTCAATCTTTACAAGATAGCATATCTACACTTAAAACAGAAACCAAAGAATATCAAAACGAATTCGGAAGCTTTAGCGATGCTGTAAGTAATGCGGCTAATACAGCTAAGGAAGCTTTAATGGGTATGGGTAGCGCTTTAGGCGTTAGCACAGGCGGTTCTACTGGTGGCGGTGGAGAAAGCGGTGGAGAAAGCGGCGGAGGAGATACAGGCGGTGGAGTTATTGGCGGTCTTAGTGCTATGGAAAAGAAAATTATATCTTTAAAAGATGCAACTAAAGAATTTGCTTTAACTATAGCAAATGACTTTGCTAATAGCTTTTCACAGGCTATAGTAAGCGGCGAAAACTTTTTGCAGTCTATGAGTCAAATATTTAAAGATATAGCAAAGCAGATTTTAGCAATGATTATTAAAGCTGCTATATTAGCGGCTGTATTTTCTATGATACCAGGACTAGGGGCAGCACAAACAGCTTCAGAAGGTTCAACAGGTTTTTTAGGTTTACTTACTGGAAGCTTAACAGGAAAGGCTAGCGGTGGTAATGTTGTTGCAGGCCAGCCTTATATGGTAGGAGAGTCTGGAGCTGAAATATTTATACCAGGTCAATCGGGAACAATTATACCAAACGGCAATATAGGCGGCAGTACTATACCTGATGTAAAAATTTCAGGAGAGGACTTAATTATTGTATTTGATAGAGCAAATAAACACCGAAACTCACTAGGATAATGGCAGCATATAAAAACTATATTAATACATTTTATTCACAAAGAGGTACAAGATACGATATAGAAATATGGAGCAAGTCAGAAACATCTGAAAACAATCTATTTACTACAGATAGTGATGGTTTTAGATTAAGTTACAAAGGTTCTGACGATAGAAATAATATAACTAAACCATCTGAACTTACTATAGGTTTTATAGTAGAAAATTCAACACAACAAACTTATTTAAACACTTTACTTAGTTCTGATGATACAGAATATTTTTTAATAGTTCGTAGAAATTTTGTTATATTTTGGTGGGGTGGTTTAAAAGCTGGTTTTGATTTTTTAGAAAACAATTATTTTCCTTATAGAGTAACTTTAAAAGGTACTGACTATATAGGCGACTTTGTAAATAGTAAAAATTTAGCGGCTTTGCCTATAGATACAGAAGTGCAATCTGGGCAAATAGTTGCAAATAATTTACATGAACATAGTAAAATAGCTGATGGCGGCTCAAATTCTTTTTTACAATCTTGTTTTCCTTTTGGAGAAGACCAATTATTAAACCGCTTAAATAATAGATGGTATGGCGAGGGGCAAACTTATAGCCCAGACCAAAACCCATTTTCACAGCAGAAAATTAATGTATTAAATTTTGTTGACTCAAATGGTTCAAAATATTCTAAGACTGATGCCTTTAACGCATATTTAAAAAGTTTTAATATGTGCGCTTTTCAAGCAGATGGTTTTTATAATGTTATTCAGCCTTATAGTTATTTAAACAATACTATAGAATTAAGAAAAAAGAAATTAGACGAAGCTGATGAATTTTTTACTTTTGGTAAAGAATATAAATCTATTGCTACGCATCAAAATGTTGAAAATGACCCTACAGCGGCAACTAATGTAAATTCAGGTTTTCAAGTAACAGAGCATTTATTTAACCCTTTAGATTTTACTGATAGTAGTAATGTTTATGCAATAGGTTCAGTTACAAGTATAACAAGTAATTCATTTAATATAGCAGTTACAGGCAGTTATTTATTTATTATTTTACAACCTGGAGAGTATAATATTTCATTTTCTCAAAATGATGCAACTACAAAAATTACATGGGCTTATAACTCTACAGAAACTGATTTACTAACAGAGTCAGGAGAAACTAAAGTAATTGTTGAAATTGGTAACATAGGACAATTAAAGTTTAGAGGTACGACAACAGGCACAAAAACTTTTGAGCATATAAGCATCCAAAAAGGTAGATTAGAACATAGAAGCTTTTTAGCTGGTCAGCAATGGAGATACCAAAGACCTTTTGGCTCTGTAACCGCAAATTATTTATTTGGTACTAGCTTTGCACAATTAGAAACAAATAGCTCATCTACATCTAACTCAGTATATACAACTTTAACAAATATAGGGGCTGTAAGTTCTAGTCATTTAGAGGGTGCAATATTTAAAACTAATTTTATATACGCTGAGCGCTTTGATACATTAAGTCAAGGCATAGTTTCTGTTAATGGAACTATAAATTGTAAGCTTAAAATAGGAACTCAATACCTTACTGGAACTATTGGTGATTTGTCATGGTCAGCTGTAGACTCAACTTTTGCAATTATAGTGCCTTACTACGCAACTTTTTACTCTACAGATGGCGAGTATAGTGAGTATTTTAATAACGGACCGACAATAGCTTTGCCTGAGTGGATGAGTGCGCCTGGCTCGTATGCTAAAATACACGCAAAGCCTGAAATTGAATTACCAACAATTCCAGCTTCAGGAGCAATATCTTTTCAATTTGTGAGTGCCACAATGAACTACTATACTTTTAGTTTTGACCCTTACACTGGTGCAACGCCTATTCCATCAACAATAACACGAAACAATTTAGAAACTCGATTTGCAGTTTCCTCTTTTGGCGGTAGTAGTATTGAATTTATAGAGTTAGAGGGCGAAACAACTCAAGGCGTTGACTATACAGCTTCGACAACTAACCTAGATAATTTTGCGAACTTTGATTTAGGACAAATGCCAATTGGGAACACTAGCACAATAGATGCTTATGTTTCAGCGCTTACAATAGGTAATTCTAGTGGGGTAAATACAACGCCTAGTTTTGTACAAGTTAACGGAACGGGTACGCAGTTTCAAATGACATCTTTAGCCACGCAAGAGTATATAAAGCCGCAAATTGAACCCTTAAAAATGATTGAGGGCGATTATTATGTAAATGATTTTTCAGCTTTTAAAACTTTGCTTTTAGATAATGAAAAGTATGTTTTTTTACAGGGAACTTTAACAGCTAGTAAAGATATAGTCAATGGTTCATGGTATAAATTAGGCGACTCTGGAAAGCCTATTGTAGTAAATGAAGAGAACAATTATAATCCCGACCCAACAGAACCGCCCCCAAACCCAAACAATCCACATAACAATACAGCTAGCGGAAATAAAACCTTAATAATTAATAACCAAGAAATTTATAAATATAATAGTATTGGTATTAGTTCAGCTGTATTAACAGCAGGTGCAAATTATAGTAAAGTAGATATAATAAATAATGCTCGCTGTCAGTTGTATGATACACAAAAATTACTATTAACTAAACCTGATGGCTCAAGCCCTATAATACTAAATAAAAACGCTGCTTCTAATACAAGTACAAATCAAATAGATGTAACACAATACACGCCAGCAGTAAGCTACCCGATAGGAAGTGTATTAAGCGTTTTAAATTATGATTTACTTAATGTAATAACAGGAGGAGGGACAAGTACTCCTAACTTATATCAAGGTGTAACTACTACTGAAATTTATATAAAACCTGATGAATTTAAAACACCAAACGCAACAAGTTTCACATTATATTCACGTGATTTTTTAGGTGCAGTAACTCAAACATCATACACAAGAAATAACAAGGCGTTAGCTTCGTTTTTTATGCCTTTAAATTATAAAATAATGAGCGTTTTAGTTTATTCAAACCAAAACAGAGCAATAAGAGTTTTAAAAGGTCAAGTTCAAAACGATACAACAGCTTTATTATATAGTGGAAATGCTAACACATCAATACCATTTAGCACTCCTTTAGCTGGTCAATTAGGTTATTATATAATTATTGAATTTGATTTTAGAGCAGCTGGAGATGAAATAAGAGGTGCATTGATAACAATAGCAGCAGTATAATGGATAAGGACACACTCGAAAATATAATAGTAAACGGCGCTGCAATTAGCGTAAGTTTAACAGATGTAGAAACTTGGTTAAGAATAACCGCTTTAGTTTTAGGGATTGCTTTCACAATATATAAATTTATCAAGTTAAAAAATGAGAGCGGTATTAATTAGATTAAACGAAAATAGAAAGCAAACGCTAGGGCGATTTTTTTTGTTTGATGGCTTAGATGTAGCTTTTGAATGCTGCACCTTAGAGCTACCTTTTAAAGCTAATATAAAAAATGTTAGTTGCATACCAACAGGAGAATATAAAGTAAGCGCTAGAAATAGCGAAAAATATGGCGACCATTACTTAGTGGAAAATGTAATGATGAGAGATTATATCTTAATACATCCTGCAAATTATTATACTCAATTAAGGGGTTGTATTGCAGTCGGACACGATTTTTATGATATTAATAACGATGGAGAGCATGATTTAACACATAGCCGCAGAACTATGAAACACTTACTATCTATAGCGCCTAATGGTTTTGAACTTATTATTCTAAATAATGCCTAGTACTCTTATAATAGGAGATATACACGAGCCTTTTTGTTTAGATGGGTATAAAGAGTTTTGTTATAAGCAATATAAAAATTTTAAATGTAAGGAGGTTGTATTTATAGGAGATGTTATTGACTCACATTATAGCTCTTTTCATGCTGCCGACCCTGATGGCTTTGGAGCTGGTGAGGAACTAGACAGAGCTATTAATAAGCTGCAAAAATGGGCTACCTTATTCCCAATAGCTAAAGTTTGCATAGGTAATCACGATGCTATTGTAAGGCGCAAAGCTTTCGATAGTGGACTTTCTAAACGATGGATAAGGGACTACAACGAAGTTTTAAATGTGCCAGGCTGGGAATTTAAAGAAAGCCATAGAATAGGTAATGTTTTATATGTACATGGTACAGGAACAAGCGGCAGGAACGCAGCAGCAAATAAAGCCCTACAATTTGGCTGTAATATAGTACAAGGGCATATCCATACAGAAGCTTCTATAATTTATAACGGCACATTTTGGGGGATGCAAACAGGCTGCGGAGTTGACCGCAAAAGCTATGCAATGGCATACAGCAAACACTTTGCAAAAACCTATAAAACAAGCTGCGGAATAATTACAAAAGACGGAACGCCAATAATTTTACCTTTTCCACAACCCCTATAAACCCTAGAAACTTAAAAAAAATTTAATATTTATTTGCTTTGTATTAGTTTTAAGTTGTAAGTTTGAAACATCAAACAAACTAAACAACTAGAAACTATGAAAGTAACAAGTAAAGTATCTTTAGAAACAAGATTAGCATTATTAAGAAATCCAAATACTACTGAGGAGTTAAGAGAATTAGTGCAAACAGTATTCGATATAATATCAACAATACAATGCGAGGGTTATAATTACAAATGGGAACAAGAGCTACACTATTATGACAACAAATTAGTTAAGGCATTAAAAGAGATAAACTAATAAATAAAATGGGGGTTCGCCCCCTTTAACCTAAACAACTAGAAATTATGAAAGTACAAGTAACAATGACAGAAACGATAACACAAAGTTATACAAAAGATGTAGAAATGACACAATCTGAATATAACAGATACATTAAAGGTGAAGCAAGCCAAGAGGAAAGCTGGATTTTAGTACAAGAGGTAGAAGCTGGTGAAGAGGCTGTTCACGAAGAGACTAAGCAATGGATAAGTAATGTAGAAAAAAGTAAATCAGTAACGCCTCTTAACTAAACAACTAGAAATTATGAAAAAAAGTACAGAGAAAACAACACTACTAAACAAGCTAAAGAGCCAGCAGCTTGAGATTATTCATTTAATAAGTATTAATTTGATTAACTCAATAGGAAAGGCTGACAAAGGCGAACTAAACAACCTACAAAAGTGTTTATTGTTAAATGAGGAAATAACTAAACAGATACAACAATGGGAAAGCTAAAACAATTTTTTCTAGAGGAGCGCTTGCAGCAGATTGATAGAGAGCTAATGATTGAGCAGCAAATAAATGAGCAATATGACAACTATTGCAAAGAGCGTAAAAAGTGGACTGAGGGCGAAAAAAACGCAGAAAACGCTACTATAAAAGAATGGGAATACTTAAACAAACCTTTAAATTTAAAAAAATGAAAATAGGAACAAAAAAAGAGCAAATATATAAGCTACTTTTAATTGATAAAAGATTAAGAGATAATGATAATATGTTATTATCTATAATTTGGAGAAAGGAAGTAGATGAGATTGAGGAAGCAAAACCAAAAAGCATATTATCTAACAATTTAGGTGTTTTAGATTATCTAGCATTTGGAGAACTAACAAGCCCTGAAAGTATACGCAGAACTAGACAAAAGATACAACAAGAAAACCCTAATTTAAGAGGTGAGAAATACAAAGCAAGACATAAAGAACAAGAACAAGTAAAACAAGAACTAATAAACTGGAACAATGAATAAGACAAGTAAAGTAAAAGCAGTTCAAGGAAATGGCACATTTGAGTTTAACGGAAAAACCTTTTATAAATTTGAGGTAGAAATGGAAAGCGGCGATGTAGGAACTTATAACTCTATAAAAGCAGAGCAAAGCAAATTTGTAGTAGGCGAGGAAGTAGAATATACTTTTACAGGTGGTCAATACCCAAAAATAAAGCCAGTATATGCACAATCAAACAGCTCAGGAGGTTTTAAGTCAAATCATGATAGAGAATTAAAAATAATTAAACAAAGCTGTTTAAAAGCTTCTGTTGAATTATGTACAGCTGGGGAGATAAAGCTAAAGGATGTTATAAAAACAGCTGAGAAATTTGTTAGCTGGGTTAATGGTAGCGATGAGGGTTTTAACTCAGTACCTAAAAAAGAAACTACAAACTTACCTTTTTAATATGGCTAAGGAGTTTATAAGATATACCTTAAATAAGTCTAACAGGTGCGAACAAGTTGAAACATCAAAAGCCTATGCTTTAAGATGGAAAAAAGAAATACATTTTTTACCCAAATCAAGCTGTAAAATGTTTGATGTAAATTTTAACAACTCTGCTAAGTGGATAGTTGAGATACCTGTTTGGCTTATTGAAAAGAACAATGAGCTTAGAGAAATTTTAAAACTTATTAAGCAAGAAAATGAAAATTAACACAAAAGATTTACAAACAGCACGAAACTTTGCAGAAAGCAAAGGCGTTACTACTACCTGCGTTTATAATTGGTTAAAGATGGGAATTGTTAAGGGAATAGATGTAGATGGGGTTAAATTTGTAGTAAAAGAAAACCCCACTAAAAAGCAGGGCTAACTAAACAACCAGTATAAGAAAAAAATTATATGCAAAGATATGAATTTAGATAGAGAACAACAAATAAGTCTTCTGATACTAATAGCAACCTTTAAAAGCTTTAACGAGCAGCTATATAACCTAAAAGGCGCACACGCCCAAAGGTTAAAGCAGCATTTTAATATGCTACAAAAGGTTTCCAATAAATATGAAGCTGGGATTGATAAGAACTGGCTTAAAGAAAATAAAAAAGTTATTGAGCAGCTACATGATGCTTTAACTGATTTAATTTATATGCTTAGGGATGGTATAGAAAAAAAGGAGGTAGAAAAATGAAACGAGATAGCTTTATATTTTATAGGAGCTTTTTTGAAGCTTCTAAACACTTAAACACAGAGCAAAAATCTGATTTATTTTCTGCCATTTGTTCTTATAGTTTAGATAATGAGGAAATAGAATTAGATGATATGTGTTCTGCTATGTTTAGCCTAATAAAACCACAGCTCGAAGCTAATTATAAGAGGTGGCAAAACGGATGCAAAAAAAAGCAAATAATAAGCAAACCACAAGCAAAACAGAAGCAAAAGCGAAGCAAAACGCAAGCTAATGTAAATGTTAATGTAAATGATAATGTTAATGTTAATGAAAATATATATAGAAAATTCGCACACCTACAAATTAGTGTTAATGATTATGAAAAACTAATTAAGGATTATAGTATTGAACAAGTTGTTGAAATTATTGACCAAATAGAAAACTACAAAGGGAACACTAAATATAAAAACCTTTATTTAACAGCTAAAAATTGGCTAAAAAAAGATGCAAAAAATGACACAAAGAAAAAACGAGCTAGCGACTTTAACGCAAAAAGAGCCTTTGGAGTTAGCTTATAGTAAAGAGGTTAAAATAAGGAACTTAGATAGTCCAGATAGCATAATAGAAATGCTAAACTATTTATATGTACTTTTGAACGTAAAAAAAGAAAATCAATTAAATGAAATTGAGGAAAGCGTTTTAAATGGAGTCATATTAAATAATTTTTGGAACTTTACTATAAGCGAAATAAAGCACGCCTTTCGTTTAGCTGTAGCTGGTAAGTTAAATATTGAATTATACCAAAAATTAGACTCAATTACATTCGGTAAAGTTTTAGTAGGTTATAACGCTTACAAACAGCAAAAAATAAGAAATTTTAAAAGTAGAACTATGAGTAAAGAAACAAAAAAGCTAACAGAGGGCGAAATTAAAGCCATACAAAGCGAATTTATGATTAAATGTATATTACCATACATGGAGGAAATAAAGAGCCTTAAAAAGCCTAAAATAGATTGGGCGACTTACGCCATATTTAAGCACTTTTGGAAATCAAAAGAGTTAACAATGACTAAAAAGGAAATAGAGCAATATAAAAAAGAGGCTCTTAAATACTGGAAAGCGGGATTAAAAGCTAGGAGAAATAAAGGCGAGAGAATTAGCTTAGATGAGGTGATGAGTAATAAAACGCAAAAAATGTATGCTTCCTGCATTGCGCTTTATCATAAAGCAGATACCTTAAATTATGAAAAATAATAGTATTAATTTTGAAACTGAAGCGCAGCTACAAACAGCAGTAATTAATTACATTAAAGCTTTACCACATAAAATAAGATACTGCGCTAGCTTAGGAGGACAATATCAAAAGCATATAAGTCAAAGAAAAAAGGCAAAAGCTACAGGATATGTGCCAGGCTTTCCCGATTTACAAATATGCGAAGCTAGAGGCGGTTATTTTGGTTTATTTATTGAAATTAAGCTAGATAAACGATGTTATGCTAGTGGCTACCAAAAAGACTGGATAAAAGACTTAAACGATAGAGGATATAAGGCAAAAGTTTGTAAGGGCTTTGATGAATGCAGAACAGAAATAGACAATTATTTTAACCAAAGTAAAACACTAAAACAAGAATAAAATGAAACTAAAAGCAATACTTAAAGAAATTTTAAAGGGTATTATTCCAGCCTTGCCATTTGGTAATGTAGTACAAACTATAAGCGATAATATTAAGGAGGATGGTTATACACCATCAGGAGCTATAAACTACCCTAAGTTAATTATGTATATAATCACAGGACTTATTGTGTTAGGGCGTTTACTAGGCGTTATATCTAATGAGGATGTACTTACCTTAGTTGAAACATTACAAGGCGTGCAATGAATATAGTAATACCTGCGGGCTTAGAAGCTATTGCAACAAGGGCTGATGGTAGCTTAAAGCTTACATTTGGAACACCTGAAATGGATGCTAATAAATGCGCTGAGATATTTAGTTATAGACGTAAGGAGGTACTTTTATTATTATCTACTGGTGATATAAGCAATGAGCAGAAAACTAATATAGAACAGGCTACAAAAGACCTTAAAAACATAAAAGGTAAGAGCCACAGCCAAAGACTTAGAGAAGCATTATATTTACTACATGAACAAGATGAAACAATGTTAAGCTTTCAAGAGTATTATACTAACAAGATGGAGAACCTTATTAGCATGGTATTAGATAGCCTTAATGACTAAACATCTTAGAATATACTTAGAATACTTTGACTTTGATATAAGCGATTATATCCCATGCGAAGTATGTAGTAGCCCAGCTGTAGACATTCACCATATAGATGCTAGAGGGATGGGCGGTAGTAAGTCAGCTGATACTATAGAGAACTTACAGGCTGTATGTAGAGCGTGTCATATTAAGTATGGAGATAAGAAACAATATAAACAAATGCTTAAAGATATACATAATGCCAAACTTACCCAAAGGAAACAGGAGAACTCTAAGCGTTAAGGCTCGCAGTACATTTGTAAAGGATAAACAGGAAGCCTTTAAGGGAATAGATAAGAGTAACAGCAAGATATATAAGGGCAGGCAATGGCGTAAGGTGAGAGCAATGGTACTACACAGACAACCTATTTGTGTGATGTGTGAGCGTAAAGGAAAATATATTACAGCTAATGTAGTAGACCACATTACACCAATCAATAAAGGAGGTGCAATTTATAGCATGGATAACTTGCAAGGCTTATGCTCCTCTTGTCATAATAGTAAAAGCGCAAGAGATAAATAAGGGTAGGGCGTATAAAATATCTATAGTAATATAGTAGTAGAC